AAAAAACATAAACACTACGGACTGGAACTTCTCCAGCCACTCTATAGCTTTCTGTATGTCCTTCTTAGCTCCTGCCGCGCCTGTCTTGACAGATACTACAGCCCATTTGTGTTCAAAGGCTTGCGACATTGAGAGAGCATCTAGCTCACCCTCAACGATTGTCACTGTCTTGCCTCCGTCACGCCATAAGTGCTGTCCATATAATACAGCTTTCTTTAAATCTCCTACCACTGAGAAAGTTTTATCAGGATAGCGTAGCTTCTGTGCCACTGTGTTACCGTCTGCATCTTTATAGTTAGCAATATGTGTTCCTTGTCCTACTTGATAATCCCAAAACTTTGTGGTCTTCTCTGTAAGACATCTCTTTACTAACGGCTGGTAATCTCCAGTCTTAAAACTAATATCCTTTACTGCCTTCTCTGTCACACTGACCTCCTCTTGGGATTGCCCATAAGTTTTACAATTAAAACAATAAGTGTGACCATCAGAGTACAAGCTGTTTGCATCTGACGATCCACACTTAGTGCATGGAGTGTGCATAATAAAATCACTCTCCTGTTCTTCCATTACCGTAGCCACTCCTCTGGTATAATTTCTTCTGCATAAATAAAGTTATGCTTCTCTGCCCATTCGGAACAAGTCATCTTAGAGCCGTCTTTTCTTTTCTTAGCTCCCTGCACTGGACTGTTCCCTCGTTGAAACAAAAACCTTATGTCCAACTCTGGGTGTTGTTCTTTCATGTTACGCATCTTGCGTTGAGCGTCTTGTCTGAAGTAACCTTTGATCTCGATATAAATATTACCAATCTTTAGATCAGGTGTATAATTTCTAGTCACCGTATAAGGTAACTTACAAGGTTCATACTCATAAGCTACCCCACGGTTTTTGAGGTTCAACTGAACACGCTCTTCTAGGGTCGATCTAGAAGTCAGCGGCATCAGCTAAGTCCTCAGTCGTTGATGTTTCAAATGGTGCTGCTTCGGAGGGTGGAGCAACAAACCCATCTTCTTCATCGAACAAGCTAGTGGCTGAGTTACCATACTCTACCAAATCTATTACCTGTACTGCCTTCAATCTTAAAGACACACCAACCTTCTTGGTTGATTGCATGATGTAAGTAATAGGTTCAAAAGCTACCTTCACCTTTGAGCCATTACCAATCAACATGTCTTTTGGCAGTGGTTGTTTCTTAGCATCCAGCACAGCGGGTTGCTGTTCATAATACCCACCATCTTTACGTTGTACCTTTGCTTTGAGTTTAAATTTAAATTCTACTTTACCAGTATCATCACCTGTGTCTCGATCATACACTACACTAGATACGTCCTGAGTGGTCAGAGTATTTTTCAGCGGTGGTTTTTCTTTCACTGCTTTCTTAAATTCCTCTTGAACTAGTTGTTCTAGTTTCTCACACAGCGGGGCTGCTTCTTCTTGAGACATCTGAAGGTTGATTGTGTAATCACCTAATGGATTCCATTTTGTATCAGGCTCTAGAACTTTTGCCCATTGCGCTGAACCTTCGATTACCATAATGTTTTTAGCCATATAAATTTATTCCTATAAGTTAATGTTTATGTTTGGACTGCTTATGGGGCATGACCTTTTTTCTATGCGAAAAAGTAGTCACTTTTTAACACCTCCTCGATGTCAAGTTCCCCTTTGGTTGGAGGTAGTGGTACATCCGTTCCCTCCGTTAATGTTGTTACTGCGCTATCGTAGAGATTTTGCAGTACATCATGTTCTTTGTACATCTCCACAAACGCCTCTCTTAACTTATCGTTAAGCATTGGCATGTTTGGTGAGTGTGTTCCGTAGCTATCGTGCACCATTGCGAAATCAGTAACACCGTTCTCTACACATTTTCCTACTGTAAAAGTTAAAGCCGCAGCATCTAATGAGTGTACAAGGTTAGGACTAGCCCCTGACGCTGCTTTGCGTGCATCTACGGAGTCATCTATTGGCTTAGAATAGTTAAGCCTAACTACTGATCCGTTAAGGTGTGTAGCTATCCTTAGTTTCCTTTGCTCATTATATGTCTGCCTTACCAGTAAGCCTGTTGGTGTGTGCCACTCAAACATCTTACCTTGTTTTGCATACAGCCTAGCGATTTCTTTAACATAATCCATCACTGAGTGTGCTGAGACAATAACCTCATTGATTGCTTGCCATACAAAACCTGACAGATACATCGAAGGCTTGAAGAAATCATCATTCCAAGGGTTACGCCCCTTACACTTTTCTTCTAAAGATTCTTTAATATATTCTGTACAAGCGTGTCGTGTACCTGAGTACGGCACAATCATCACTGGTCTCTTAGTTAACTTCCTGCATACACCTACATCAAGTAACTGTTTCGCCAACTGTGTGTCTTGTTGTTGTAACAACTCTGTTGCGCGTTTTGCTACGTCTGTGTAAATGTCCTGCGGTACTTCACTTGGTAGTAAGTTAACTGCCCTACCTCCCTCTTTGTCCCTGAGCATTGCTGAGAGGTGTTGTAAGCCATTGCACGAGCCATCACTAGCACAGGGTAGGTGCGTCTCAAAGTGCTCCCCAAACTGCCTAGCGTTGCTGTACAATGCCCACTCGTAACACCATGCAAGTGCTTGCCAAGGTTTATCTGCTTCCTGCCACCATCTGTTAGTTAAGGGATCGTTATAAACATCGACAGCGTTCTCTACGTTCATGTACGCCCACATCTCTCGATCTTCTAAACTTACCTTATCTACTCCAAATACATTAGCACCATGTATAGCCAACCATCTAGCTTCTTCGTCATTCGTGATAGTAGCTGGGTTAGCAAACTCTAACAATGCTTTGCTGTAGTCAGCGTTCTGTGGTGAAAGAAAAGACTCTACTGGATACTTACGTCCACGAAAGTCTAACTGCCATACATACCACATCTTCTCTCTATGTGCATACTCTTCTGCAAGTTGTATTGTACGTTCAACCTGTATGCGTTTAGACATAGATTTGTTATTAAAACTATGAATCTTGTTACGCTCTCTCTTAAACTCCTTAAACTTAATCTTCTCTTCGTCATTAAGAAACTTAGGCTCTTTACTAAAAGGATATTTTGGCAGTGATAAGTTATCTTTAGGAGGTAAACCTTCCCACATCTGCCCACTGTCCCAACACTGCCTAATTGTCTGCGCGACAAACCCATTAATACGCCAAGGTGTTTGCTGTATAGCGTTCACACAGGCATACTCGTGGGTAAGGTCGCACTGTTGCAGCTTATCTACATAGTCCTGTACGATCTGCCTCATGCCCACACCCTCACAAATGGTAATTGATTAATATGTTCTGAGTAATAACCACCACCCCAGAAGTCATCCCAATCTTTAGGTTCAATAACGCATGGGCTGTACCTTGGTAAGGCTACACTATTTGTTTCGTTAAAAGCCTTTACCCATTCTTCAGTCTCTGGTGTAGGCACAACAAGGTAAGTGGTTTTCTTTTTCGTTACCTTTTTCTCTAATCTAACTATGCCTGTTTCTTTAATAATTAAATCAACCAACTTAAGACCTACGTGTATTCTATTCTCACTACTCCAATGTGGTATATCTAATCCATCAGCTTTTATCTTATGGTCAAGACCGTACCGCTTGTGGTCAAAACCTTTATCAGATTTCTTGTTAGCTAGTGTAAGTACATTGGTTGCTACTTCTTTATCTAACTCTAACCACTTGTCCAATCTCATCTGTGTTTCTATTTGTATTCCTATAAACTTAGCTACACCTAAAAGCGTAGGCTTCCTAACCATGTTATCTACTAAAGATATTAAAGATAAGTAAGCCATCTGTCCTTCGTCACAACCTTTGGTTAAATTCTTAAAGGCTGACTTTGTTATCATCTTGTGATTGTTGTACTCAACTATCGCACCCATTAGTGGTTCAACAATACCTTTGATGATAGTACGCCCGTGCCTAGTCTTTGATCCTAAATCTTTAGATAATAAATCTTCTAAACTTTTATTGTAGCGGTGTATCCCTGACTGTACCATGCGGTACTCTAAGTCTATTTGGTCATCCAATGTTGCCATCATTTACCTCTCTTACGCCACAATTCTGTGGAGTTGGTGGCTTTGCTAAAACTAACTACGTTAGCGGAGCAAAGGATTATGTAGATTGTGTTGTACATTCCAGTATATATTTAAATCTTGTTACGGTGGCGTGATAAGGTTTCAAGGGCTTTTCAGGGG